TTTACGGTGATCGGGGCACCACACCTTTCTGGATGGTGGGTGTCCCAGGGCCCGTCTGGTTCGGGGTGGGGGACGAGAACGATCATGCTGCAGCCGTTGCGGGCCGATTCTTCGGCCTGGTCTGCTGCCATGTTGTCGGCTTCGACCTCTGCCCGGTGCTTCTTGCAGCACAGTGGCCAGCGGTCGATGTCGCAGTTACTCATGTGGTTCCTCCTCGCTAGATTGACACGGTCGTGTCAGTCGTCCCTGTCCAGGGCTCGCACCTGGATGCCTGCTAGTCAGGGGTTCTCCCGTCAGGCCGAATACACCATCGGTGTGCCCTGCTGGGTCGGGAGACCAGTATTGGGGTTCAGGTGCTTCTCCTGCCACCAGAAAGGCATGTCCCGGGGGGCCAGGCCCTCCGGGTAGTCCTCAGTGGTGAGCCCCATGTAGCGGTCCACGATGCCGTCGATAACAGCCTCCTTCCAGACCTTCACGGAATGGTTGTAGGCAGCAGGGGTCACCTCGCCCCGAACGAATGTTTCGTAGTCCGGTGCGGGGGTCCGGTCCATGATCTTCATAACCGTCCAAGTCAAAGCGAACTTGGTTCCATGGTTCGGCAACCCCAGGCGCTCCATGACGTAGGTGTAGGTCTCAGACTGAACTGGGACCTTGGTCTTCGCCGCCCCTGAGAGGGGCCCTGGGAAGTCGTTGGGGTGCAGAAGGGACAGCAACCCCTTGACCAGGGTCCTCAGGACACCCCGATCAACTGTGATCGTGATGTCGGGTCCGGCCGTGGATGTTTCTGGTATTACGCTCATTTTGCATTCCTCCTCGTTGGTGTTGCTAACTGACACGGTCGTGTCAATCGTCCCCGCCAGGGCCTTGCACCCTGGTGGCTGCTAGTCGGGGGTGGGCGGGTCAGCCCTTGCGCTGAATCTTCGTGATCCTGGACCGGATGTCTCCAGCCCATGGCATGGATGACACCAGGAGCGGTGGCCCGTCTTCCAGGACGCAGAACGTCCGCACTGAGGCACCCTTGATGTGGGTGTGAGTCGGGTGGGGGCCGGAGCAGTTGACTGCGGTCCGACCGTCCGGGTCGACCTCTGCTGATTGGAACACCCACCAGCCTCGCTTACCTCTGATCCTGAACCTGGTCCCAGGCTCCAGGGGGTACCGGAAGCCCGGGACCTTGACCTGGTCCGGGTACTGGTAACCCTGCGCCAGGCGGGCTGCCTTGCGGGCTACCTGCTGGCGGCGGATCTCGTTGGTTGCTTTACTCATGTGGTTCCTCCTCGCTTGATTGACACGGTTGTGTCAGTCGTCCCCAGCCAGGTCTCGCTCCTGGTGCCAGCCCTGGGCTGGTCTGAGGGGTGGTTCAGTCCACCGTGCCGCCTGTTGGAGGCAGTGTCGGTGATCCCAACCAGTCGGGTGTGGATTCGGCTAGCGAAACCGCCAGCGTCCTGGCCTGCTGTGGGCTCAGGTACAGCGTCACACCCACATCGCCGCCGATGTCGACGGCAACGAACGGACTGCTGTTGTTGAAGTATCTGGTCGTGATCTCAGCCGGGTCGCTGTGCAGCATGTCGGCATGAATGTCGACTGTTGCAAAGCCATCAGAGCGGTCGTCGGGCGCAAAGTCGTTGACATGGGCAACCCAGGTGTCAGCCCGGACCCGTGTGTTCTTGAACCCGTTGCTGTTGCGACGCTTGTACTCCACCGTTGTGTTACTCATTGTTGGTTCCTCCTCGTTGGTATTGCTGTTGACAGGGTTCTGTCAATCGTCCCTGCTCCGGGCTTGCACCGGAGAGCCTGCTAGTCAGGGGGGTGTGGTCAGCGGCCACGCCCGATCAGAGCGTCACCAACGGACCTGGCCACCACATGCAGTTCGCTGTCTGCACTGAAGGGGCCCATTTCGTTGACGTACCGGCCCTCCAGGCTCTCAGTGACCAGCCACCAGATCGGTGTTGGTACCATGTCACGAAGTCCGCTGGTCTCTGCGACCTCCAGGACCGTGTGCGCTGGAATCCAGTGGTCCTGCGGACCGACCTGGAACCCGGCTGGCGGGGTGGTGCGGTTGTGGCCCGGCACTCCCAGGCCACAGATGATGTCGCCTACCTGGACCGTGGATGCCTTGACCGTAATGATTTCTTTCATACCCATTTGATTCCTCCTCGTTGGCATTGCTGTTGACAGGGTTCTGTCAATCGTCCCTGCCCCGGGGTTGAACCGGTGGCCCTGGCCTAGCCAGTCAGGGATTTGATGTGGGTTAGATCAGAGGTAAATCTCCCCGGTGCCATCCCACTCTGAATACGCCTGGAAGGCGAACTCAGTAGCGAGGTCGTCACGGGTGATTTCGTTCAGCGTGTAGGGCTCCCAGGCGACGCCGTTCACCTCGCCCTGGAAGGAGCCCCGGCTTGCGTTGAACTCCTCCAGCCAGGTGATGAGCGGCTGCTGGACACCGTCGATTTCGACCCGAACGCCTGCATGGCCTTCCGGTGAGATCGGGGTGTACCGAACGGTTGCGTTGATCCTCATGTCTGTATTCCTCCTCGTTGGTATTGCGGTTGACAGGGTTCTGTCAATCGTCCCCAGCCCGGTCGTGATCCGGGTGCCAGCCCTGGGCTGGTCTGGGGGTGGTCGCCGGTCAGCGAATGATGCGCTGGCCGTCAACCGACTCGCTGTCCAGAGCCCGCTCCAGGAGACCCAAGAGGGTCTTGGCCTGGTCCGGGGAGAGGAACAGCGAGGACGAAACGCCGGTGCCAATGTTGATGGTGTAGAACGGCTGGTACTTGTCGTCGCCGTGATCCGTGACGCTGAGGACAGCGTCACCGTTGTGGGTCCTTGCGTGGATGCTGACAGAAGCGAAAGAACCGTCGACCTCGTCGCTGCGCTTCTCGTCCATGTTTACCCGGTACTCGTCATTGACGACGGTGACGTTCTTCCAGCCCTTCGCTGTGCGACGGCCGTACTTCACTGTTGTGTTCTTGCTCATGTGGTTCCTCCTCGTTGTGTTGACAGGGTTCTGTCAATCGTCCCTGCCTGGGGCTCGCACCCAGGAGCATGCTGTTCAGGGGTGGGGCTCAGGCCCCGTCGTTGCTGTCCGCCCAGGTGGGTGGGTAGTGGTCCCAGAAGTCCACCTGGTCGCCGTCTTCGGTCGACCAGAAGCCGTCTTCGACACTGTCGTCGGCACCCAGGTGGAAGTACCAGAGGGTGTCTGGACACTGTTCGCCGTCCCTGGGGAGCCGTCGGTACTGGCCCTCACAGCGGCCACAGACCAGCGGGGCAACTACGCCCCACTGAACATGGCCGAACGTGATCTCACGGCAACCGCATCCGGTGAGGATGCGCTTGGGCCCAGGTGTGATCGTTCCGTTCCTCCGTTGGCCTTTGCAGACCTTGAGAGTGCGGAGCCAAATCAGCCTGGTCGTGTACTGAAGGATGGTCTCGTCAGAGAGCCTGACAGCGGAGTAGCCGATGGTCGTGTCCGGCGGGTATGGGAACCCACTGAACAGACCCAACTGCTCGTCCACCAGGGTCGGCCATTCAAGACCGACCTCTTCTGCCAGGGCCTTGAACCGCTTGTTGTGATACCGGTTCTGCCTGGAGCAGTCCTTGATCTTCCGTGCATGGGCCAGCCCGTGGGCTGCCTCATGGAGGAGGGTCTGGAGGACCTGCTCCGCACCTCCGGCAAAGCATTCACCGGAGATCATCACTTCGGGTGCCTGGGTGTCATCCACTGCCCACTCAGAGTAGGAGTAATGACCCAGGACCGTTCCTCTGCGGACCCGGCCCGTCGACTTGACGACCAGGAACACATCGGGAACGTCCGGGTGGTTGGCCTGGATGGCCCGCCAGGTGTCATTGAGCACCTTGGTGGTGACATCAGAGACCTGGACGTTGGTGTGTTTGTTGTGCATGGTTCCTCCTCGTTGGTTGACACGGGTGTGTCAATCGTCCCTGCCCTGGTCGTGATCCAGGGTGCCCGGCTGGCCGGGTCAGGGGTGTGGATGTGGGTCAGGCAGAAACCAGCCCAAACACCGGTAGTGCCCCAACCAACTCCTTTGCGTACCGGATGATGTCTGGCTGGTTGACCAGCACCCAGGCGGTGGTCGCTGCAACGCACTCGTTCATACTCATTGCTTCCTCCTCGTTTCTTGAGCCCCAGCGGGGACTCTCATCAGGCTGTTCATTCAGCGACGAGGAGGAGGAATCCTCCGCTCCGACCAACAACCAGCGTCGATTCCTGCTCCATCGTCCCAGGCCATCTCCTCCTCCTGGGACCGGTGGCAGGGCCCCGTAAGGGGGCGCTGGCCTCGTAGTCCATGCGGTCTTCCCAGCCACCTGAGTGGCACCTCCCTGGGTGGGATCGCAGGGCCTCCGTAGGACCGTGGTCCTTGGGTAGGAGTGGCACCCTCTTCCGGGTGGGTCTCCCCCTGCGCTGAGCCCCGGCAGTGGTCGGGACCCCGGTCTGGTCTCTCGCCCTGACCTGGGTGGAGTGGCTGGCTCCTGCCTCCCGGGGGCCGTATGTGCCCGGAACGGGTTCCATGGTAGCGCCCCCGGAGGCCTGTCACTGACATATCCAACCAGTTAGAGGGCCTGGACACCCCAAAACACCCCCCCACCAGCCCAAACACCACCAAAAAGAAATCTCCACAACACCCCCGATTGACACCCAAAATGTCAGTGAGCATGCAAACATGCAGGTCAGAGGGGGTGCGACAGCGAAAACATGCCCTGACCAGCAACAACGAGCCACCCACCAGTGCCAGGCGGCACACCCAACCCCCCACCAGGCCTGTCCAGCACCCCACCAGGCGCACCCAGGACCCGGCACCAGGCCACACCCAGGGTGACACGACCATGGTGCATGACACCGGGCCCGCCGATTCCCCTCCAGGACCAGGGCCGGGCCTGGCGGCGCTGAGACCAGGCCTCTGGTCCCCTGGTTGACACGACCTGGTCAACGGTGGTCTGGCCAGGACAACGAGATCAACCAAACAGGCCCCTGACCTGCGGAAACGGGCCCTGGATCAGACCCGGGTCCATAAATCCTGGCCTGCCAGACCAGGGAGGGGGTACCTATCTATTTGAGTGACAATCAGACACCCACCTGTCACTAATACATATCGGATTCCTGTCTGTTTAGTACCAGGGGAGCCGGTCCATGTGTATAATCTCCTGGTACAGGAGCCCGGCACCAAGAGCGGCGACTCCTGCGGAGCCGCTCCAGGTCCAGGAGCGACCCAAATGGGAAAAAGGCCGGACCCCGGCAAAGCGGTCTGCTCGTAAGAGGATGAGACTCCGCTAGTGTGCGGGTGTGAGCAACTATTCCAAGTGGTCTAAGCACCGCCGCTTTGAGGCGGCCGTCAAGCGTGTCATTGACGAGGGGTGGACCCAGACGGAGGCTTCCAAGGAGTACGGGGTTTCCCGGCAGCACCTGAACAAGAAGGTGAAGATCGCCCGGGAGGAGCGGGACGCCCAGGTGGATGCTGCTAAGGCCCGTATCAACATTTCACCGTTGGGCCTGAACGAGAAGCGCCGGGTCGGGACCTTTGAGGAGTTCGACCAGCGGTACTTCGGGCATTGGATTTGCCCCGACTGCGACGAGCACCATGAGATGCCGGACTTTCATCGGGACATGGCGGAGGCCTGCCACAGCGACGCCCACCGGGTGCTGATCAACCTTCCCCCGTATCACTCCAAGTCCACGAACGTCACGGTGAAGGACACCATCTATTCGCTGGTGAAGAACCCGAACCTTCGGACACTGATCGTGTCGAAGTCTTTGCCGTTCGCCCGGACGTTCCTGCATTCGATCAACGAACTGTTATGCAACCCGGACCTGTACGAGGGGGCCGGGGGCAACCTGATTGAAGACTGGGGGCCGTTCAAGCCGGAGGGGTCGCAGTCGGCGTGGAACCAGGAAGCGATCTATGTCGCTGGCCGCCAAACCGCTGAGAAGGACCCGACCGTTCAGGTGTTGGGTGTTGGCGCTCAGATTTATGGCCGTCGTGCCGACGTTATCAAGTTTGACGATGTGGCCACCTTGGACAACCAACGCAACCCCGACCGGGTGGCGGGCATGCTGGAGTGGATCGACAAGGAGGCCTTGTCCCGAATCGGGAAGAAGGGCAAGGCGATCTGGGTCGGAACGAGGGTGTCGCCCGGCGACATCTATTCGACGTTGTCCATCAGGCCGGGCTACAGGGTGTTGCGGTATTCCTGCATCCAGGACGACACGAACGAGAAGGTTCTGTGGCCGGACCATTTCCCGTATGACCAGGCGCTGATCCACCGGTCAGAAATGCGGCCCGCTGACTTCCAGTTGGTGTACCAGAACGTCGACATCCCCGGCCTGGGGGCGTCGTTCACCCAGGAAATGTTGGATGTGTGCAAAGACACCTCTCGCACGATTGGGCACTACGAGTCCGATTGGCGGCTGATCGCCGGTTTGGACCCGGCGGGCGGAAACAAGGATTCGGGATATACCGCCTTTTCGCTGATTGGCGTGGATCTGAAGACCGGGAAGCGTTTCCTGGTTGACCAGGTAGCGGTCAAGTCGATGAAAGCCCCCCAAATGAAGGATCAGATCATTTCGTGGACTGAGAGGTATCCGCTGTTTGAGTGGAGGGTGGAGAACAACGGGTTGCAGTCCCAGTTGGTGCAATACAACACGGAGATCATCCAATACCTCGCCAAGAAAGGGGTCCGGGTCGTACCGCACACCACGCACAAGAATAAGTGGGACCCCCAGTTCGGCGTGGAGTCCCTGGCCCCGCTGATGACAGCGGAGATGTTCTCCATCCCGTGGGGTAACGCCCCTACCTGTAAGATGTTCCAACCAGTGATTGAGGAGTTCGTCGCTTTCCCCATGGGGATGCTTTCTGACAGAGTTATGTCAACTTGGTTTGCGGACCTGGGGTGCCGGGACCTGCTGGACCGGGCTCACCTTCCTCTGTTCAACGAGCGGATGAAGGTCCCGGCCCGTGTCCGTCGCCGTCGACACATTGTCGATTTCCAGGGACAAGGCGTTCGGAGGGTCGAAATGAGAGACCAGCGGGCAGGTCACATGACCCGTGGCCAGTGGGGCTACCGCCGGTCGACCCTGTCCACGCCGGTGCCTCACGCTGAGGTTGAGGAGCATGAGGAGGACCGGGGCCCGGAGTTCGTCAACGTCGAAGGCTTCGTGTCGGATCGGTGACACTTTCATTACGGACACCTGAGGGATAATGTTTAGAGATCGTAAGAACACCCGGGCTTTCAAGAAGGTCCAGGAAACAGTCGCTGACGGAGAAATCGTCTGCGGCACTTATTCGGACAACGGAGACCCTTTGTATTTCACTGCCCCCAGAGAGGCCACGGAGGACGAGATACGGGACCGGGCGTTTGCCGCCCGGAACGGTCGACCCTTGTCACAGACGGAACGCCACCTATTGGAGTTAGCGGAGGGACAGAGAACTAATGCTGGAAGTTGACAAACTCCCTAGCATGTACAGCGCCTGGCGGCAGCGGTACACGGAACGTGATCTGAGGATCGACGTTATCGACCGCACCGTCAAGGGCGATTTCGATGAGTTTGACCCGGACGAGGAGAACGTGACTTCACGTTCACCGAACATGATCCAGGTCGCATTAGAGGACACCGCTGAAGCAGCGTCGGTGATCCCAACCATTCGGGTGCAGCCAGCCAAGGCCACCCAAACATCGAAGAAGACAGCCACCCGCATGGAGCGGGTCGCTACTTCGTACATGCAGGCCAACGGTATCGACCTGCTGATCCCCCGGGCCGTCATGGACATGGCCGCCTACGGGTACAGCGTCTGGTCGGTCAGCCCCGACTTTGAGCAGCGGATGCCGCTGATTGAACGCCGGGACCCCCGAACTTGTTACCCGGAGCCAGGGTTCCGCCCAGGTGATGTTGTCCGCAAGGTGATGTTCGGAAGGGAGGTCTACTATTCGCAGTTACCGCCGGATTACCAGATCATTCTCAGCGAGTTCGTTGGGAACAACGGTCTGGGCGAAGTGGACGAAAACACCAAGGTTGTGTTGGTCGAATACTACGACGAGCATGAATATCTACTGTGCGGCATGTACCAGGGCAACCACGACACTTTCCACCGCTTTAGTTCCGGCGACTATGCGCTCTACCCGGTCGAACTGGAACGGATCCCAAACTCTGTGGGGGTATGCCCCATAGTCATCGGGTCAAGGATCACCTTGGACGGTGAGTTCCGTGGCCAGTTCGACCAGGTAGTAGGCCTCCTGGAGGCTCACATCCGGTTGATGTCCATGGTGTTGGACTACGCAGACCAGGCCGTTTACTCAGACATCTTCGTGAAGGATCTGATCGGAGAGATGCCTTACGGCGGTGGTGCGTACATTGAGTTGGGACCCCAGGGCGCTATCGGTCGTGTCCCCCCAGCGGTCTCATCACTGAACGTCCAGGCCGACATGGCCCAGTTGATGGAAGGCATCCACCTGGGTGGCCGTTGGCCCAAGTCTCGTCCCGGCGAAATCGACCAGGCCATCGCATCAGCGAAGTTCCTGGAGTCATCCGTGGGGATGATGAACACCGCTATTCGCACCTACCACCAGATCCTCCAATCGAAACTGGAGAAGGCTCTGCGGATCGCCTGCATGGTCGACAAGGAGTATTTCCCCGGCGAGAAGACCGCTGGCGGCATCCTCCGTAACCAGGAGTTCCTGGAGGAATACAACCCCGTCAAAGACATCGACATGGACAACCGGTTGCGGGTGGAGTACGGCCTGGGTATGGGCAGAGACCCGGCCCAGTCGGCGGTCCTCCACATCCAATACAGCCAGAACGAGTTCGTGTCCAAAGAGTTCGTGCAGGAGAACCTGGACGGGCTCACCGATGTGGCCAGGGAACAGTCCAGGATCGACACGGAGAAGTTCCGTGCCATGGCCCTGGCGAAACTGCTTCAAGGTTTGGAACAGGGAGCGATCCCCGATTCGGCCCTGGTGGAAATCGCCCGGGCCCGCTTACAGGGTGATGAACTGTTTGACCTGTACGAGAAGTGGGTAGTGAAACCACAGGAGGAACAGATGGCCCAGATGCTCCCGTCGATGGCCGGACCAGGCCTCCAGGCAGGAGCCCCCATGGGCCCGGGAGGCCCTGGTGGTCCGGGTGGCCCTGGTGGCCAGCCAATGTTGGGACCCGGCCCACCACAGCCGCCGGAAGGGTCGAACCTTCTCGCCCGCATGGGCGTACCGGCAGGTCCGGGCGGAATGATCGGAGCGGAAGTCCGTGGCTGATCCCACTTCTATTGACAAGACGCCAACCCAGAACCAGTCGCTGAACAAGCCAGAGGGCGGCACATACGGCGAGAAGGCTGAGGTTGAACGGCTGAAGAAGGAGTTGCCGTCCAGCCAGGGCCCCGGTGGCCCCCAGCAGGCTTCCCCGCCAGGACGGCCCCGGGCCGCACGCCCTGTACCAGCCTCCATCGCCCCGCCGACCCCGGCAGGACCGACAGGGGTACCCGACGCTCTCATGCACCCCGGGTCCCGCCCGATGGTCACCGGTCAGCCAGATGGGCCTGCTGCCCAGCCATCGGTTGCGAATATTTCCCAGGCACGGATCGCTCTATTAGATGCTCTCCAGTCCAGCAAAGAGGTTTCTCCTGAGACCCGGGAATGGGCAGGGATCGTGCTGGAGATGATGCTAGATGCCTCTAGATCTTGAGGTAGACCCAGCAGAACCTGTCCAGGAACTCCCGGACAGGGAAACATTGCTGGAGACCTACGCCCGTGACCCCCTAGAGGGGATTTACAACACGGTCTCCATGTTCATGCCGCCGTGGATGGCAGGCGGCGACGCCAACCAGATGTCACTGGGGGACACGGTACGGTCAATGGTTGAGTTCACCCCCATAGTCGGAGACTATTTGGATCTCCGCCAGGGCGTCGATCCCGGCAATGACATGGACCCGTTGGAGCGGGGCCTGGCGATCTTCGCAGGCCTGGGGTTCGTGGGCACTGGGGCCCATTTCGGCAGGCAGGCCTACACCGGCCTTCGGGAACGGTACAAGCAGCAGGTAGAGGAGATTTACGCCCAGGGCGATATGGCCCAAGCCGTCGTGGGGATGGAGTTGCCCGGCGTGGAGGAGGCCCGGCGTTTAGCCACAACTGAGATGTCCGGTTCGATATACCGGGACCAAGAGGAACGCTTGGCGTTTATTCATGGCCTGGGCGCTCAAAGGTGGCGGCGGGTAGCGACGGCTCCGACGATGGAAGCGTTGACGGAAGCCCTGTGGGCGGAAACCGGCGAACTGAAAACTGACAGCGACGGCAACGAGTATTTCGTCCCGGAGGCGCTCGTCGTCGCTATGCAAGGTTCCAGCGGGGGGTTCCGCTGGGACGACATGGGTCCTGGCACTGGCAGCAGGGCTGCGTTCACAGATTTCGTACTTGGGGTGGGAAGACACATTATTTCTTTGGGGGGGTTCACGCCGGAAAGTTACCAGGGGGCTGGGACAGACCTGGCGGAACTGTACGACCCGATTGCCACAGCGACCGAAACGTGGTCGTCGGGAATGGACAAGGACCTCTTTGAGGCTTCTTTGTACGGGCTGTCTACGTTCGTGCAAGCCATGGACATGGGCCTGCTTGCTGGGAGGGAACTGAAACAGACCGGGGCCCTGTTGAGCCAGGGGGATCTATTCAACTTCGGTGCTACAACCGAAGACATGGCAAAGGCCGCAAAGGACAGTGCGGTTGCTCAACGTCAAATAGCGCAACTGGCTACCATGGTAGGCCGGTACAGCGCCCCGGATCTGCAACTAGACCCGACGATGGCCTGGTCGGCTTTCTACGAAACAGCAGACGGGCGCATCATCGGGTCAAGAGAACGCCACGGCCAGTTCCTCCCCACTTCCCGTTATGTGGATGTGGAAGGAAACCAGATTCTGGACCCGGACGGTTTGGACGATGCCATGTCCAGATTGGATTTGGCCACGGTAATCCCAGAGATGATCATGTCTTTGTTGGCGCTGTTCGACGGCCAGGCCGAAGTCATGGTTCAGCAACGCCACCGGGATGCGGGCAAACGCTGGTACCCGAAGATGAAACTGTTGATCAAGAACATTGCAGACCGATTCGCCCTCAAACGGTACCAGGTGGCGGCAGCAATCTCCGCTTTCTCCCCACGGAACAAGTGGGACCCGGACAACATCAACCAGGCGATCATGGCCGCAATGGACTTCCACAACAAAGGTGTCCAACTAACCCAGGAACAAAGACTCGCTGTTGTGAACGAAATCCGTGTGTCGGCGGGTTACGCCCCAGTGACCGAAACCGGTCATCTAGGCATGGGGAATCCACGGGCCAAGGCGGCAACGATCTTTGAGGGGCAATCCCCAGTCCAGGTTCTACGAATGTTGAAGACCCTGGCATTCATGCACAACGGATTGTGGCCTACGGCGGACGCTTCGACAAGCCCGTTCGGTATGAGTGTGATAACCGGGGATGTTCACTGGTACCGGGCACTAATGGGGTTCTTCCACGGCGTAGAGGCCCCTTGGTTCAACCAAGCCGAAATACCGAAGCAGGCGTTCAGCGGGGAGTCCGAATACCACTCCAGCCTTGGAATGGAAATCATCGGCAGGCTGGTGGCCACCGGCGAAATCACCCAGCACGAAGCCTCAGAGATGGGGGGACGCACTGGGGGTTTGGAAGTCGGCCAGTCGGTGCCGACCGCACACGCAGAGAAAATATATGACGCTGCTGTGAGAGCGACCGCCATTGTGGCGGACCTGATGGGTATGACCCCTGCGGAACTACAGGCCACTGGTTGGCTACCGATCCAGGAGGCCGGGCCGCTAATGGTTCGGGGAAGAACGTCGGTTTGGAATGACTCCATCTTGAAGATCCTGGAAGGGCGCAGCCCGCTGGCTTCTTCGATGATCACGGAACTAGGGGGGTTGGACAGCACCCTGATCGACCCGAACGAGATGATGGCCGATGTGATCAGGAGCCATTCCCGGAACAAGGCAGATAACACTGAGGGTATCTTTCTCGTAACGACATTGAACGGGGTTCGGGCCTACGCAGATCCGGCTTTGCCAGGCGTGACGGACATGATGAGGACAGCCCGCCCTATTGACGCCAGACCGGTCGTTATGACTGCCCGCCCCAGCAAAGATGTCGCCCCCGAACCTTCCCCCACTAACCCTGTTCGTTGGATTGCCCGTGAAGCCCGCCGGGTGAGGAGCCTCACGGCCATGCAACGCCTGCTGGCCCCTGACTCTCCTTCCGGCGAGTTCCGCACAGTGAGCGAACCAACAACCCATGATTTCCCGGATGTTCACTCCCCTGGCAACTACATGGTGGTCGAAGTGTCCCATGAGAGGGCCAGTGAGGTCGCAGACCTGCTGCAAGCAGGGGAGGCATCATTGGATGTCACCCAGGTGCCGTTGTCGTTCGATGCGTCGACCCCTACCGGGGCACCATTGGCCCGGGCCGAAGTCGAATATCTGATGGGCACCAAGGAAGGAAACAACCCTCTCCTCACTCACAGTTGGGTGACGCTCCCCTACGACCCCTCTTTAGGCCGGGCTGTGAAATCTTTGGGGTACGGGTACCCGGTCGAATCGTATGTCCAGGATGTGGACGGTTCGTCCCGTCGGACTTACACGGTGTTCGGGATGACAGCCGAACAGGCAAAGACGGTGGCGCAAGATTTCGGCGTCCAGAGGATGTGGACGACGGAGGGAGAATACGACTTCGCCAACGACCTGTTCTTCCCGGTAGAGCAAGGGGTAACTGTGGGGGGTGGCACGGAGGGAACCCAGATGGGTTTGGTGCTGAATGACAGCACTCTGTCAACAGAGTTCACTGTTGATTACCAGGCCGACGAAGCAGTGCCGTTGAGCGTTGGCCCCACAGTGGAGTCTGGCGCAAGGCAGGGCAGACGGGTCCAGTTGATTGTTGAGTTCGGCCCGAACGCCGACCCGTCGGCCACCACTTCGTCATGGGAAGCCATGGAAGCATCAGATGCTGTTCTCAGCGTTGCCGGTTATTGGCACGGCGAGTTGTGGGCCCACCCGGACAGCGTG